TGCTATTTTTTTGCACTGGGCGAGCAAGGCGAACGAAGCGAGATTTTCTTCAAATTCTGCTCTCCCCCTCAAAAAAACTTAGAATTTTAGAATTTTTTAGAAAAAGCCTTGCAAAACAAAGTGTTACAAGCGAAAAAAATTCTAACTTGACTTATAAACTAGGAAAAAATTCTAGAATTTTTTGGCATGACTGAGCCAAACTGTGCTGAGTCTATCATTTAGAATAAAATTAAATGATGCACAATCAATTCCACGCATGCGTGGAACGCTAAATAGCGAGCTTGACCAAGGGCGCTCTCGACGACAAATAACTGGTTTCAATAGGCAATAAAAAAGGGAGCTTTCGCTCCCTTAGTTTTACTTCTTCATCGCTTTGACTACAGCCATGACTTGAGCATCGCTGACTGTGTCATCGCCTCTAGCTTTCGCCGTTTTGGCACGGTCTTTAACTGTGTCAGCTAACTCTGCTAACCATACCGCAAAGTCTTTCGTCGCCGCTCTATTGCGTTTGACCCCATTCCTTTCGTCTATGAGTTTCTTAACTGATTTCTTCAAATCAGATAGGCGGTTAGAAGAATAGGTAGAGAAATCACTACGGATGTCACCAATTACGGCGTGTAGCTTAGGATTCTCATTCTTGATACGCCCGTATTGTTGTTGACTGTAAGACATCGCTACATGAATGTCATACCGCATAGCGCCTTTGGTATCAGCAGAGCATGGCACAAATTCAGCCGTGTAATACTTTGGCTCTTTGATTTCAGAGTAGCGCAACAAATGACCCTCTTTGATTTCAGCGATAACTTCATCGCTGGGGTTATCAAGGAATGAAGGGCATTGGTCTAAAACATACGATGCGACACTAGCATCCTTCTCTTTGTTAATACATGACTGATACGACGCGTCTTTCAATGACTTGAATGTTTGCATTTGTTTTACTCCTATTAAAAGCGGAAAATACCGCCATGTCTTTTTTATAGCTTTTTTGTGGTTATATGTAAAGTTCCACGGGGGAATGGAACGCTAAATAGGCGATGCGCCCTCGAACGCTCTCGACGACAAATAACTGGTTTCAAAGGGCAATAAAAAACCCGACCTTGCGGTCGGGTTTGGTTAGTTAAGCATTCCACTTAACCATAAAAGCGACTCGGGCTTCACGAAACTTGGTTTCGTCTGCGCTCTCATCACCTCGTGCTTTTGCAGTCTTGCACTTATTGGCTAGATCGCTAAATGTATCTTCGATACGCTTAGCAAAATCAGCAGTTGCGCCACGCTCACGCTTTTTGCCTTCGTTGAGGATAGTCTTGGCATTGCGCTTTAGATCACCTAAACGATTAGAGCAGTAAGTATTGACACGATCACGCCAATCTTTAATGATCGCATACAGCTTGGGGTTCTCGTTTTTCAGCTTACCAAATTGTTGCTGAGTAAACGATACGCAAGCGTAATCAACCCCAATGTTGATCTTTTCACGAGCATTGGCAAGATCAGGATTTGACCCGTCAATTAGCAAGTAATTACCATCAACAACCGCATACTGCTCAGCGGGATTGTTTTCGTTAAAGCGTAAGCGATAGCCATCATACAACTGAGCTTTTGACTCATCAGGCAAGGTCTCAGGGAAACCCTTGATGTTGCTTAGGCAATACTTAGCAACTGAGCGGATAGAGTCGCTGGCTTTAGCTTGTTGGTAAGCACCATCTTTTAAGCTGGTGATGGTGGACTGAACTGCGAGAACTGCTGATACTGCTTGGGCTTGTTTAGCCATGATAAAACCTCCATAAAGATAGAGTAATGCGTTGATGTGGCTTGCACCTTGCTCACCACTAGATATAGTTATGCCTGAACAAACCCTATATGTAAAGTTTCACAGGGGAGTGGATCGCTAAATAGTGCGCTTGACCATGCGCTCGCTTATGCGCTCGAGGACAAATAACTGGTTTCAAAAGACAAATAAAAAGCGGGGCTTTCGCCCCGCCCGTACTACAAGGAACTTAATGCTTGTCCCATTCCTTACCAGCAATCTCAGTTAACTTAAACTGAAACTCTAGTAGATCAGCAGACATATCATACTTACCGAACATATACGCTAGTTGGCGAGTAGTTGAAACCCAACGGTCAATGTATTCCTGACGGGTCAGTTCTGTATCACCGTTCCAAGCCTCGAAGGTCTTGGTCTTGGTTGTATCAACTTTATCTAAGCCAAGCAACTCACCTAATGTAGTTCTGTCATCCATGATTACTTCTCCTTAATTAGTGGGGGCTTGCGCCCCCGATTGATTACGCTACTTTGAAGAACTGCGCACCGAACTGCGAACCTGTTACACGTACAGTCAGATGGTCTTCATCCATACTGCGCACCCAAGCCCAGCACTTGAGGAACGAGTCAGAGTTATCAACCGACTCAACAGTCCAAGCACGCTGACTGAAGTGAACTACATCTCCTGTCTTAACAGGCGCCATATTAGTTGTATAGAACATTTGATACATAACTATCTCCTTGTAGATAGCGGAACATACCGCCATGGTTTATTTATGCCATACCCTACCCCATATGTAAAGTTTTGAGCGGGTTATATGCGACCCCCACCCCCCAAATCTCAAATGGGTCCCCCCGCTCGCCCCATACCCCATAATCCACACAAATAACTCCACCAATTTCCAAAACACACAAGGCCCACGCAGTCGCATGGACGCTGCCGCAGCGTACAGGTTTCTTAGTTATACCCCCCGGATAATATTTAGTGGTTCTATCGTTTATTAAATCTCTACACCACGCAAATAACTAATTTTCGCTAGCCGGCTTGCGCAAATGGTATGTAAATTTAGTTACCTAAAACCCCCTAGCTCAGGTAACTTTGCTGTAATTCACCACTTAAGTCATGAATAATTTTTTCCCGTGCCTTATAAATCAAAGACTTACAAAAATAATCGGCAATAAGTCGAAAAAACGAAATGCCGTTTTTCTTAATATAATCAAAGACTTAGTACTCAAACACAGACCACTCAATCCGTTTTTGCTTTACATATAAACTAGGGTATACCCCTACTAACTTTTTAGCCGAACACAGACCCGGCGAGTTTGCAAAACGAAATACCTAGGAGTCCCATAGTTCAAAAATGCGGGTATACTATTTTTAACACTGTGAGGGTGTGATCTTTTGGGGGCTTAATTCTTAGCCCCCGCTTTTTCTGTAAAGAAATTATTTACACATGTAGAAAAAAGGAGGTACACTCCGCCTATGGATGCGCTAGTACCTTATATAGAGGACAATGTTCCTATACCTAAGAGTGCCACCGAGGCATTCCCTGAGCTTACTCCGCAAGAAGAATTGAACATGCGGGCCAATGTGGTAAAGCTTTTGTCAGATTTAACGGGTCAACCCATCTCCCCGACGCAAGAAAACGCTGAACAAGCTAAGCAATTAGCCCTGCAGATGGCAGAAAACCCCAAGTTTCGCCCAGAATTTAATAATTACCCTAATGAAACCCTTGCCATGCTGGCTGGTATGGTCGCTCAGATGAACGTATCGATCGTAGATGAGCTAGCAGAACTAAAAACGTATGTGGTTAACCACCTAGTTAGCTCGGTAGAAGCCGCTAAAGACGTAAAAACTAAGATTGCCGCCCTGCGAGCCCTAGGGGAAATCGACGGAGTGGACGCATTTAAGAAGAGAAGTGAAGTAACTCACAAGATTGAGACTAAAGAAGAGGTCGAAGCGGAGCTTTTGAGCCTATTAGATGAGGTCGAGAGCAAATATATAGACATAGAAGCTAAAGAAATCGTCAATAAGCCCAAAGATGAGTGAAGAATCAGCTAAAAAGCTCACTCCTGAGAAACTTTTTAAGCTAAAAGAGCTAATTAAGAACCCCAACGTACCTTTAAATATAAAAAAGAAGGCAAAAGAGCTATTAGCTAGACATAAAGAGTTCCTAACCCAAGACATCGGCAGCATGTCTTTCTTGGAGTTTATAAAACATGTATATCCGGGCTATAAAGTGGGGCCACACCATGCAAAGTTGGCTCAAATTTTTGAAGATATTGCTGCAGGTAAGAAAAAACGAGTCATCGTTAATATCGCTCCGCGTCATGGTAAGTCGGAACTTATATCCTATCTCGCTCCTGCCTGGTTCTTGGGTAAGTATCCAGCGAAAAAGGTCATCATGGCATCACACACAGCGGATTTGGCTGTTAACTTTGGACGTCGTGTACGTAATTTGGTGGGTTCCGAGGACTATAAAGAGATATTTCCGGATGTAGAACTGCAGGCTGACTCTAAATCGGCTTCTAGATGGGGGACTAACTACAATGGTGAGTATTTTGCAATTGGTGTCGGGGGTGCTCTTGCTGGTAGGGGTGCTGATCTTTTTATCATTGACGATCCTCATTCCGAGCAGGACGCTAAGACTGGAAGGCCGGACGTATTCCTTCCTGCTTGGGAATGGTTTCAGTCTGGTCCTCTTCAGCGTCTTATGCCTGGCGGGGCTATTATTGTTGTTATGACCCGTTGGTCCAAACTTGACTTAACAGGACAAATTGTTAAGCAAATGGACAATAATGACGAGGTTGATCGCTGGGAAGTCGTTGAGTTTCCAGCTATTAAAGACGACGGAGAGCCGCTCTGGCCTGAATTCTGGGATATTAATGAGTTGCTTTCAAAAAAAGCGGCACTTGACATTAGGTATTGGCAAGCTCAATACATGCAACAGCCGACCTCAGAGGAGGGGGCTCTTATTAAGAGGGAGTGGTGGAACATCTGGGAGGGAGAGAACCCGCCCGACTGCGAGTTCATCATTATGAGCCTTGACGCTGCCCAAGAAGCCAATAACCGGTCAGACTATAACGCCTTGACTACCTGGGGGGTCTTTTTTAATGAAGAAGTTAACAACTACAACATCATTCTCCTTAATTCGATTAAGAAGCGATTGGAGTTTCCGGAACTCAAGGAGCTTGTCCTTGAGGAGTATAAAGAATGGGAGCCGGATGCGTTCATGGTTGAAAAGAAGTCCAATGGGGCGCCACTCTATCAGGAGTTCAGGCGTATGGGAATACCGGTCGGAGAGTTCACACCTGGCAAAGGTCAAGATAAAATCTCTCGCGTCAACGCTGTTTCAAGTTTGTTTGCGGGAGGTGTCGTCTGGGCGCCAGACAGGCGATGGGCGAAGGAGGTAATTGAGGAGTGTAACGACTTTCCTAGCGGATTAAACGATGACCTAGTAGACTCAACCACACTAGCTCTGTTAAGATTCCGACAAGGTGGATTTATTCGTCTTCCGAACGATGAGCCGGAAGATGATATGTTATATAAGTACAAGCGAAAAGCTGCGTACTATTAAGGATAAATTATGGCAATCGATAAAGCACTGTCACAAGCCCCTCTTGGTCTAGATCAATTAGAAGAGATGGAGGCCGAGGAGCCTGCTTTAGAAATTGAGATTGAAGATCCTGAATCTGTGACCATCGGCGTCGATGGTAAACCCATCTTAAAAATAGAAGAGATGGAAGAAGATGAAGATGACTTTGGTGCAAACCTCGCCGAAGAAATGGATGAGGGTGCCCTACAGAATCTTGCAAATGACTTAATCGGAGATTTTGATTCTGATATATCTAGTCGTAAAGACTGGATCCAAACCTACGTGGATGGTCTAGAACTCCTGGGCCTTAAAATCGAAGAGCGTGCTGAACCTTGGGAAGGCGCATGTGGCGTCTACCATCCACTCCTAGCAGAAGCGGTTGTTAAGTTTCAAGCTGAAACCATGATGGAGACCATGCCTGCCGCAGGTCCTGTCAAAACTCAGATTATCGGTAAAGAGACACCTGAGAAGAAAGCCGCAGCTGAGCGTGTCAAAGATGATATGAACTATCAGCTGATGGATGTGATGAAAGAATACAGACCTGAGCATGAGCGTATGCTTTGGGGATTGGCACTAGCGGGTAATGCATTTAAGAAAGTGTATTATGACCCGCATCTTGGACGTCAAGTGGCGATGTATGTCCCCGCCGAAGACGTTGTGGTTCCATACGGAGTATCTAGCTTAGAAGAAGCAGAACGTGTAACGCATGTGATGCGTAAGACCGAGAATGAGGTCAAGCGTTTGCAACATGAGGGGTTCTATCGAGATGTTGACTTGGGTAGCCCAGTCAACGTGATGGATGAAGTTGAGAAAAAGATCGCAGAAAAGTTAGGCTTTAGAGCCACAACAGATGATCGCTTCAAACTCCTTGAGATGCACGTGGATTTAGACCTGCCAGGCTATGAGCATAAAGATGACGACGGTGAACCAACCGGTATAGCGCTGCCGTACGTGGTGACGATTGAAAAAGGGACAAACAATATCCTAGCTATTCGTAGGAACTGGAGGCCCAATGATGAGTCGCATCAGAAACGCCAGCATTTTGTACATTACCCATATATTCCAGGCTTTGGCTTCTACGCTTTTGGCCTTATCCATCTTATTGGTGGCTACGCAAAGTCTGGCACTTCTCTCATTCGACAGCTTGTTGATGCGGGCACTCTTTCCAATCTGCCCGGCGGATTTAAAACAAGAGGACTGCGGGTTAAGGGAGATGATACCCCGATTGCCCCTGGTGAGTTCCGTGATGTAGATGTCCCATCAGGCACGATGCGTGACAACATTCTGCCGCTTCCATACAAAGAGCCAAGCGTTGTATTAGCTGGCTTGATGGACAAGATTATTGATGAGGGTCGCAGGTTTGCAGGTGCGGCAGATATGAAGCTTTCTGACATGAGTGCACAAGCACCTGTCGGTACGACTCTAGCAATTCTAGAGAGAACCTTAAAGATGATGAGTGCGGTACAAGCCCGCATTCACTATTCGATGAAGCAGGAGTTCCAGCTTCTTAAAGAAATTATCCGTGACTTTACTCCTCCTACTTACTCCTACCAGCCTGAAGAAGGTAGTCGGATGGCAAAACAGTCCGACTATGACATGGTCTATGTGCTGCCGGTTAGTGATCCTAATGCAGCAACCATGGCTCAGAAGGTGGTGCAGTATCAGGCGGCGTTACAGTTAGCGCAGACGGCTCCACAGCTTTATGACTTACCTAAACTACACCGTCAGATGTTAGAGGTACTTGGTATTAAGAACTATCAACAATTAGTTCCTGTACCAGAGGATATGAAGCCCACTGACCCGGTGTCTGAGAATCAGAATATTTTGATGAACAAGCCAGTCAAGGCATTCATCGAACAAAATCATCAGGCACACATTACGGTGCATATGTCTGCTATGCAAGACCCGAAGATCCAGTCAATTATTGGGATGAACCCACAACTTGCGCAACAACTACAGATGGCAATGATGGCTCACGTTAATGAGCATATTGGCTTTGAGTATCGTTTGCAGGTTGAAAGGGCGATGGGCGTACAACTACCTCCAATGCCCAAAGAGGGAGAAGAGCCAAAACAGATGCCTCCAGAAATAGCGGATCAAATCGCTCAATTGGCGGCCCAGGCTTCTCAGCAGCTATTAATGCAGAACCAGCAAGAAGTTCAAGCGCAAGAAGCGGCTCGGATGGCTCAGGATCCAATCATTCAGATGCAGCAACAAGAATTGCAGATTAAGCAGGGTGAGCTACAAAGAAAGGCAGCAAAAGACCAGCTTGATGCAATGTTAAAGCAACAGCAGCTTGAGGTTGAGCGGGAGCGAATAGCCTCGCAAGCCCGTACCGCTGGGGCACAGATGGCAGTAAAAGTCTCTGCAGATAAAGAAAAAATGCAGATGGACCAACGTAAAGAAGGAGCAAAAGCAGGGTTAGAAGCTATGAAGTTAGAGCGAACCTTTGCACAACAGAAGGAAATTGCCGATAGGCAAACAAAGAAAGGTAAGTAATGCAAGCCGATAAGGTTTTGGATGTACTAGTAGGACAAGTAGATAGTAAAGTTTTACAACTCCAAGAAGCTCTAGCCGATGGCAGGGTAGATAGCTTTGAAGAGTACAGGAAAGTGTGTGGTGAGATCCGCGGTCTACTCACTGCACGTAACTACATGACAGACCTGCGCCAAAAAATGGAGAACTCGGATGAGTGACCAACAGGTAGTAGATTTAAGTAAAGCAGTGGATTTATCCGCCGTTTTACACAGAGAAGCAGAAGAAAAAGCAAGGCAACTCCCAGATCCAAAGGGCTACCGCATTCTGTGCGCAATCCCAGAGGTTGAGGATACGTTTGATAATGGCATTGTCAAATCTGACGTAACAATGAGAAACGACGAGCTTTTAACCACCGTGCTGTTTGTGGTCAAGCTTGGACCTGATTGTTATAAAGACAAAGAAAGATTCCCCAGCGGACCTTGGTGCGATGAGGGAGACTTTATTTTGGTGCGGCCCAATGCTGGAACAAGGCTTGTGATTCACGGGCGTGAGTTCCGCATCATCAACGATGACTCCGTAGAGGCCGTAGTAGAAGACCCCCGCGGAATTTCTCGTAAATTTATCTAGGAGACTCATATGCCACAAATGGAACAAGAAGACTTTAAGTTTCCCGATGAACAGGAGGAAACTCAGGGTAAACCCGTAGATACAGAAGATAAGATTGACATTTCTGTAGAAGATGACGAGGTTGAGATTGAGGTAAAAGACGATACCCCCCTAGAAGATAGAGGGCGTGATCCTGTACCTGAAGATATTAAGAAGGAACTAGAAGAAGCTGATACGTCAGCTGACTATTCTAGGAATGTCAAAGAAAAGTTTACTCAGTATAAAAAGGCTTGGCACGACGAGCGCCGTCAAAAAGAGGCAGCTTTACGTGAGCAGCAAGAAGCTTTAAATATTGCCCAGAAGATTCTGGACGAGAACAAAAAGCTAAAAGAGATGCTGCAGTCGGGGGAGAAAGAGCTTATTTCGACTTACCAAACCTCTGCTGAACTTGAGTTTGACAAGGCCAAAAAAGCCTATAAAGATGCTTATGACTCGGGTGATTCTGACCGGATTTTAGAGGCGCATGAGGAGATGACCAAAGCGCAATTAAAACTGGACAAAGCTAAAAACTTTAAACCCACTGTACAAATTTCTGAAAATGATGTACAAATACCACAAAAGCAGTCTCAGCAGCCTGCACAGCTAGACCCTAAAGTTGCTGATTGGGTTTCAAAAAACCAATGGTTTGTAGATCCTAGAAAGCGAGCGATGCGCAAGTTTGCTGAAGGAATCCACGAAGAATTGGAAGAAACCTATGGAAGAGGTTACGTTGGTACGGATGCTTATTACACCCGTATTGACGATGAAGTAAAACGGCGCTTCCCAGAGGAGTTCGCCGACATCCAAAACGATGAGGAAGAAAAGCCTCAGCGTACATCAAAACTTAGCACGGTCGTAGCTCCGGCGAAGAGAAGTACTTCTTCTAAGAAAGTAGTGCTAACTAAGTCGCAAATGGCAACTATCAAAAAACTTGGTATTAGCCCTGAGCAATATGTCCGTGAACAACAGAAATTGGGAGCCTAAAAATGGCAACAAACAGATTAGAACGTGAATTAGAAAACCGTACCATGCAGGAGCGGCCCAAGCAGTGGCAGCAACCTGAGCTTTTGCCCGAACCGGACAAGCAGCCTGGCTACGCGTACAGATGGATTCGTGTCGCAACATTAAATCAGTCCGATCCTCGCAACCTCTCGGCGAAGTTAAGGGAAGGATGGGAACCTGTTCGTGTTGAGGAGCAACCAAAATTTCAACTGCTAATTGATCCCAATAGTCGTTTTAAAGACAACATTGAGATCGGTGGATTGTTACTCTGTAAGACCCCAGTTGAGTTTGTAGATCAACGTAATAAACATTACTCCGATCAAGCAGGCGCTCAAATGAAGGCTGTAGAGAACACTCTTATGCGCCAAAGCGACCCTCGTATGCCGTTGTATAACGACAGCAAAGTCGAGACCAGCCGTTTTGGAAAAGGTACTTAACTAATTTTTAGGAGTTTAATATGGCTTATCCAAGCGTAACAGCTCCATACGGCTTAGTTCCGATCAACAGCGTAGATGGCAAACCCTACGCTGGTGCAACCCGCCAACTGCCAATCGCCAGTACTTATAACACTGCGATTTATAACGGGGATATCGTAGCTCTAGTCGATGGTGGCACTATCGAAAAATCAGGCGTTACTAACGACTCTACTACTTCCGCTGCTAACTACACTTATGGTGTATTAGTTGGTGTTCAGTATGTAAATAGTCAAGGTCAAACCGTGCAAGCTCAGTACTACCCAGGTAATGCTGCTGCTAGTTCAGCTATCGCTTATGTGGTAGATGACCCAATGGCTGCTTTTAAAGTAGCTGTTGTATTTGCAAATAGCGTTGTAACCACTGTTAACCGCAGTGTTGTAGGTATTAACTTGGCGATTGACCAAGGTACCGGTAGTTCTACTACTGGTAACTCTGGCGCAGGCGTTCTTGCTCCTACCAACAACTTAGGTAATGCAGCGGCTCTCCCAGTTCGTTGCGTTTCTGTTGTACCTGAGACAGCAACTAACGCAACGGCCTTCACTGAAGTAGTAGTGAAGTTGAACAACCCACAAATCCTCCGGGCGACCGGTTTGGATTACGCAGCTTAAGGAGCTTGAAAAATGGCTATTTCTCGTGCCCAACTACTTAAAGAGCTCCTCCCAGGCTTAAACGCTTTGTTTGGCTTGGAGTACGCTCGCTATGGTGAAGAACACAAAGAGATCTACGAAACTGAGACCTCTGAGCGTTCCTTCGAAGAAGAGACCAAACTGTCTGGCTTTAGTGCTGCTCCCGTCAAAAACGAGGGCTCACCAATTGCTTATGACAACGGTCAAGAGGCTTGGACAGCTCGCTATACCCACGTAACGATCGCTCAGGGTTTCTCCCTAACGGAAGAGGCTATTGAGGACAACTTGTATGACAGCTTAAGTGCTCGTTATACCAAGGCGTTAGCTCGTTCGATGGCGTATACCAAGCAAGTTCGTGCAGCTTCTGTATTAAACAACGGCTTTGACGCTAACTTCCCCGGAGGTGATGGTCAGGCTCTGTTTTCTACTCAGCATCCACTAGTTTCTGGTGGAGTTAACTCCAACGAGCCAGCCACTGGCGCTGACCTTAACGAGACTTCCTTGGAAGCCGCCGTTATTCAGATCAGCTTGTGGACTGACGAACGTGGTCTGTTGATCGCTGCTAAGCCCCGTAAGTTGATTGTTCCTCCTGCACTACAGTTCGTTGCGACTCGTTTGCTCGAAACCGAATTGCGTGTTGGTACAACCGACAACGACATCAACGCACTCAAGAACAATGGTTCGATTCCAGAGGGTTACACCATTAACCACTATCTGACCGACACCAATGCTTGGTTCTTGACCACTGATGTACCTAACGGTATGAAGCATTTCGTTCGTGTTCCTTTACAGAACTCAATGGACGGAGACTTTGACACCGGTAACGTACGTTACAAAGCGCGTGAGCGTTATTCGTTTGGATTCTCGGATCCTCTCGGAATGTTCGGTTCCCCAGGAGCCTAAAAATTGGGGGGAGAAATCCCCCCTTTTTGTTTTATTTGTTGTAAGATTAATTTATCTGGGTGAATTGCTTATCAGACTGCCCCAGCAGACGCATACACGATTGATAAGCTGAACTTTGTATGAAGGACAATTTATATGGCACTATCTACCGCTTCCGGCCCATGGCGTTCAACCACAGGCTTTATCGTTCCCATCACTTACATTTTTGCAACTGACATTGTTGGTGGCGAATATCAGATCCAAGATGCTGGCGCACGTATTTTAATTTTGTCACCCGCTGATGGCGGTCCTAATTCTTCCGTAGACTTTATTCTGCCCGAAGTAACCCTACCTGACGGTATTACTTCTTGGGTTGGCCCACAGTCTGCTCGCCCTGAGTTAAATGGTATTGAGGGCTCGATTACTAACTACGGCAGTCAAGCTCATGTGCTTAAAGGTTATGGTTCGCAAGTTATTTCTGGTGTAGCTAGTGTAACTCTCGGTACTGGAACCGTTGTTCAGTGGGCTGGTAATGGCAATCCTAACGCACCTTGGTTGGCAATTAGCACCGCTATCCTTGCCGCTTAATTAGGAGGCCGACATGGGTATGCAATATGACGTAAAGTCAACGCATTTAACCACTGCTGGCGTAGCTTATAGCAGCAGAACTAGGCTGAAGGGGGCTGTATTGTCCCCTATTACCACCGCTGCGAAAAACGTTATTTTTGCTAATAATGTGGCTCAAAACGGAACTTACGATATTCCAGGAAGCACTGTTTGTACGGTGACTATTACCGATCACGGTCTTTCAAACGGGGATCGTATTTGGGTAGACTTTACCTCTGGTTCTGGTACTACAGATAACGTCTATGTTGTTGCTAATGCTGCGGCTAATACATTTACTATCACGACCGCCTCATTAACAACTAGCGGAAACGTATCTGTTTACAGCCAAGTTTTAATGGAAGCTGACTGTTATAACCCAACTGCGTTTAACGTCATTATTCCTGGTGAAGGCATATTGGCAGAAGATGGGATTTATGTAGGCGTTCCAGCAAACGTAAGCGCTACGGTGTTCTATGGCTAAGTCCCCCGCGTGGCAGCGAAAGGAAGGCAAAAACCCCGAAGGTGGCTTGAACGCCAAGGGGCGTGCCTCTTATAACGCTGCTAATCCGGGTAAACCCGGACTTAAACGTCCGCAACCAGAAGGCGGAGCCCGTCGGGATTCATTCTGTGCCCGTATGAAAGGCATGAAAAAGAAGCTGACTTCTGCTAAAACCGCTAATGACCCCGACTCACGGATTAATAAGTCTTTACGGGCTTGGAACTGCAAAGAAGGCGGAAGAGTTCGTGGCGGTGGTTGTGAAGTTAAAGGTAAAACTAAAGGGAAAATGATATGAATTACCCTAAACACCTTGGTAACGTAGCTAAAACAATAGGAAGTGGTACCGTTATTCCCGGTGTATCTGACGCAATTAATAGTTTTGTAGATAGTACTACTGGGGAAACTAGTAAAGCTCAAGACGAAAAAATTAAACGATTAGAAGCTGAAGTAGCTGCTGGTATAAAAACTAAACAACAAGCTCAAATGGAAGCCCAAGGCACTGGCATGAAGAAAGGCGGCATGATTAGTTCCTCTGCCTCTAAACGCGCTGATGGCTGTGCTATGCGGGGCAAAACGAGAGGAAAGATTGTTTAATGGAACTCAATGTCCTATGGAACGTAGTTTTGACTGCGATAGTCGCTGCGTTAGGTTTCGTGCTTAAAGAGAAATTTAACGAGCTAAACAGATTAGGGATTCTACTGAATCGTACTAGGGAGGAAGTTGCTCGTGACCACATTACTCGTGCAGAAGTTAAAGCAGATTTACAAGCAATTCGTGAACACTTTGACGACGGCTTTTCAAGGCTTGAAGCAAAGATTGACAAACTGGCTGAACGCTAGAAAGGAAAATAAATGAAACATTCAGATATGAGCAAAGATATGCCAATGATGAAAAAAGTTGCTGGTGAGGCAGTTAAAGGCCACGAAAAGCGCATGCACAAAATGGCTAAGGGTGGCGTAACCCGTGCTGATGGCTGCGTTATGAAGGGCCATACCAAAGGCAAAATGGTCAAAATGATGGGTGGCGGGAGCTGTTAATCATGGGTAAACCACTTCAGTTGGATGACGAGGGCAACATCATGAATGATGTTGAGACCCAAAAAACCCAAAAAGCTTATGACGCCTATATGAACGAAAAGGTGAAAGAGCGTAATGCTATAGACGCTAAAAGAGCCCGAGGAGAAGCTTTAATGAGACTTGGTACTGATTTACTAAGTCGTCCTATGAAAGAACCAGAAAAGAAAGCCAAAGGCGGTATGGTAGGCTCCGCATCTAAACGTGCCGATGGTTGTGCTGTTCGAGGTAAAACCAAAGGGCGTATGGTATGAGAGCTAGCCGTGGAATGGGCGCTATCGCTCCTTCTAAAATGCCTGGGAAACCTAAAAAGATTATCCGTAAGGACAATCCTGATGTCGTTGATATGTATAAAGAAGGTGGTAAGACTTCAAGCGTCAATAAGGCTGGTAACTATACGAAGCCTGGTATGCGCAAGGCTTTATTTGAGAGTATTAAAGCGTCTGCTACGCACGGCACGGCGGCGGGTCAATGGTCGGCTAGGAAAGCACAACTCTTAGCTAAACGTTACAAAGAAAAAGGTGGAGGATATAAATAATGGCTAAATCGTTTCCCGATCTAAATAAAGACGGTGAAGTAACTCGCGCTGATATTCTTAAAGGACGAGGCGTTGAGATGAAAAAAGGCGGAAAAGTTAATTGGATCAAAGATGCAATTAAAAAGCCTGGCGCGTTGCGTAGTGCAATGGGTGTCAAAGCTGGCGAGAAAATCCCTGCTAAGAAATTAGCTGCTGCGGCTAAAAAACCTGGCAAGATGGGGCAACGTGCTCGTTTGGCACAAACTTTATCTAAGTTGAAGAAGTGAATGTCTTTAGCAAAATCGCAGCGTTCTTTAAAGGCTTGGGGAGACCAGAAATGGACAACCAAGTCGGGGAAAAAGTCGTCCGAAACCGGCGAAAGGTACCTGCCAAAAAGAGCAATACAAGCACTAAGCCCAGCCGAGTACGCAGCAACGACACGAGCAAAGCGAGCCGGAAAAGCCCAAGGAAAGCAGTTTGTGCCGCAGCCAGCAAAAATAAAGCAAAAG